TTATTACCTTTGCTTGAAGAGTTTGAAGAAACAATGGAACATTACAATACGAAAATAACATTGACAATAAATATAGAACCAAGTAAAGAAGACTAATGATTAAAAGTTTATGTGCTACATTATTGTTGTTATGTAATACAACATTTAATTTTCAAGAGGACTTTAAGTACAATAGTAATAAAGAATTTATTGAAGGTGTAAAGAATTGTGCAGTATCTTATAATTCTTATTCACCTAATCAATTAAGAATACCTATTGAAATAGTTGTAGGTCAAGCAGTATTAGAGAGTGACTGGGGTAAGTCAAGGTTTGCAGTTGAGGGAAATAATTTATATGGTATAAGAACATATGACTTAACTGAACAACATCTTAAACCTTTAAGAAATAAAGACGCAAGGTTTGGATTAAAAGTTTATTCTACTAAATGTTTATCTGTTGTAGATTATATTGAAACATTACAGACACATCATAGTTATGTAGATTTTAGAGAAGCACTAATTAAAATGTGGTCGGTAGATGAATACGATATATTCTTATTGACTGAACTACTATATAATTATTCTGAAGATGAATACTACGCAGTTAAATTAAGAGACGCAATCAATTACATAAACGAAAGGAACTATTTGTATGGCGGGGAATAAAAAGTTTGACATTGATTTAAAGTATGGGCAAATTAGAGAGAATAAAGTTAGAGAAATGTTTTCTAAATGTCAGATTGAAGTCAAGTCAGAGAGAAGTTGGTGGAAGAAGACAGGCAATATAGCTATCGAGTATGAGTATAGAGGTAAGCCAAGTGGTATCTACGCAACAACATCTGATTATTGGTTTCATAGATTAGAGGGCGACAGGGATGAGTTTTGTACACTTGTTTTTAAAACATCTATACTAAAGGGAATTGTAGATAAGTATAAAGATAAGTTGACAAAAAATGTTGGGGATAACAAAGCGAGTAAGTGTGTACTTATTCCAATCAAAGACATATTTAACAAGGAGTTTTATGGAAATGTTTGATGATATAGAAGAGATAAAAAAAGAGATACAAGAACACGAAGGGTTTAGAGATACTATATATAGTGACTCTCTCGGGTTTGACACAATAGGTTGGGGTCATTTAATAAAAGACACCGACAATTTTGAAAAAGGAAAAGCATATAGTAGAGAGGAGTTACAAGAAGTTTTTGATGAAGACTTTCAACTTGCGTGGGACAATGCAAATAGTCTAGTCAAAGAACGATTGACCAACACAGACTTTCAACTACTAGATATAGATAGAAAGATGAAAGTTATATCTATATTATGTAATATGTGTTTTCAATTAGGCAAGGCAGGTGTAGGTAAGTTCAAAAAGATGTTTGAAAATATTGCCAAACTAAATTTTAAAGAAGCAAGTTTGGAAATGTTGGATAGCAGGTGGGCAAAGCAGACACCTAATCGTGCTAAATATTTAAGTGACAAAATGTCGCAGGTATAAAAATAATTTTATATTTGCCTTGATGTTGCCACATTTATATGGTATAATACTATCTAAATTAAATATTTTAAATAACTATGTTAAAGATTATTAATAGTTATTATTATAATATTAATAATAATATATTAATA